CCTATCAGGGCGGCTAATTCAGTTCCAGATGTTGGCATGAGTACCGATGGTAAATTTCATGGCACATATGCGGATTGGAAAGCTGCTAGAAAAGCGGGAAAGATCAGATAATCATTATCTCTATTAACTTTTTATTTTTATTTATTAAAGAAAGGATGAAATCATGGCCAATAATTTATTGACGATTTCAAAAATTACTAATGAGGCACTAATGGTGCTAGAAAATGAGCTCACATTTACGTCAGAGGTGGATCGCAATTATGACGATCAATTTGCCGTAGTTGGTGGGAAAATCGGTAATACCGTCAATGTGAGAAAACCAGGTAGGTTCATCGGGACTACTGGCCCTGCTCTTAATGTTGAAGATTTTAATGAAACTTCTGTTCCAGTAACATTATCAACACAGTTCCATGTCGACACACAATTTACTAGCCAGGATTTGGCGTTGTCGTTGGATATGTTCTCTGACCGAGTATTGAAACCCGCTGTTGCCGCTATTGCTAATAAGATTGACCGTGACGGTTTGAATACCGCTGCGCTTAATACTTATAACATTGTCGGTACTGCTGGCACTCCTCCTACTGGTCTGATTACCTATTTGACTGGCGCTGCTTATCTGGACAGCGAAGGCGCACCCCGTGATGGTCGCCGTTCGATGATTGTTGAGCCTTTCACCTCTGCAACTATCGTTGATAGCTTGAAGGGTCTGTTTGTGCCTCAAGAAGCCATCGGCGAGCAATATCGTAAGGGTTTGATGGGTCGTGATTCGGGTGGTAAAGTTGTGCCTCCCTACTTCCACTAAGGAAGTTGGCAAAATTCTCTCTGATTGACTTGGAAGTCTGGAAGCAGACGACAGGGCGGAAGCGAAAGCACCGTGAACGACTAAGTGAGAGAACCCAGAAATGGGATGCGATAGTCTGAACAGAGCTATAACTGAAATCGAAGGCTCTGAGGGTAGATCGAAGAATCAACCCCGCCACATAAAGTGGTCAGTAAGCGAAAGCTGAAAGTAACAGAATTGATGAACTGGAAACTTGATCAAAACGTGGTATCACAAACCTTTGGTTCTTGGTCTGCTAACACCATTGCTATCACTTTGGCCTCTACTAGCTCTGCTGGTGTGTTGACTTCTGGTTGGGCTTCTAGCTCCAACGTGACTTTGACCTCCTCTTCTGCTTCTACGCTGAACGCTGGCGATGTGTTCACCATCCCTGGTGTGTACGCAGTCAACCCACAAAACCGTCAGTCTTATGGCAAGCTCCGCAACTTCGTTGTTAACAGCACCACGACTGTGGCTACTACTGGCACTACCGTGAACATTAGCCCCGCCATTATCGTGTCGGGTCAGTTCCAAAACGTGCAAGTTACCAGCTACAACAGCCCCAACATTACGGCCTTCAACAATACTGGCGTGACCTCACCCCAGAACATCATGATGCACCGTAATGCTTATACCTTGGCTGTGGCTGACTTGGAATTGCCTGATGGCGTCCATTTCGCTGGTCGTGCTTCCGATAAGGAAGTTGGTTTGTCCATGCGTGTTGTGCGTCAATACACCATCAACAACGATAGCATCCCAACCCGTTTGGACGTGCTGTATGGCTGGGCTCCCCTGTACCCCGAACTCGCTTGCCGTGTCGCAGCTTAATTAAGAAAGGATATTCAAAATGGCTAATCCAGGACCATCAACCACAGTATCGGCACACCCACAGAACGTGTTGACTAACCAAGCCCTGCGTTTGGTTGCAACTCTGACTAACGTGTCTGCCAACACTACTGCTAACTACGCTGTTCCAGTTATCAATACTGGCGTGTTCTTGCCCCAAGCCCTNATTGTTACCAACATGAACGCCAATGGCGCTGCTGTCGGTACTACAACTGGTCTGGCTGTGGGTGTTTCGACCACTTCTGGCGGCTCTAGCTTGTACGGCTCTGTCACTATCGCCAACTTGACTTCTGTCAACGGCGTGTCTGTGACTTCTCCTTCCGCACAAACTACTGCTTTGACCACACAAACGCTGTATGTCAACGTGACTGCTCTGACCACTCCCGTGGCTGGCGCTACCTTTGACGTGTACGTTTACTGCTACGATTTCAGCACCCCCTTGCTGTAATCTGAAGTGAAGTAAGGAAAGGCCATCCCTAAAAAAGATGGCTTTTTCTGCTTTTAAAGCTACAATTAACTAACCTTTTGCAAAGGAATTCCTATGTCATCTACGACAATNACCCGTGGCAATTCCCACGAAACTTTCTACATTCAGCCTACTCTGGCTCCCGTTGNTGTTGCTGCTAACACTACCGCTGCTCAAACCTTCTCTGTNCCTGGTCTGCAAACGACTGACATCGTTGTNGTTCTGGGTCTGAATGGTACGCAGATCGCTGGCATCGTGGTCGCTGAAGCTGATTGCTTGGCTGCTGGTGTTTTGACCATCCAGTTTGCTAACNTGACTGCTGCTTCTGTTACTCCCTCTACTGGCGTTTACACCATCCAAGTCACACGCTTGGAAGGCCCNGCACCTGTAACGGCTGTCTAACATGGCAAANACGTCTGCTTTCAGACTTGGTGGGCTTACCCTCGGCTTGTCCGTTGGTACTAGCGCCCACTCTGCTGTTGCGCTGACCTCAAATACGTCTGATTTGATTAACTTTGTGGCTTGCACCAATACTGGTACAGCTACTGTGGCAATTAAATTCAGCACTATTTCAAGTGATGCCGCAAAACTTCCCACAGACGGTACATTTGGTGATTTCGTATTGCCAGCGGGAATGACAACGCCGATTTTGATCGCTGTCCCTGCTGTTAATATGCAATATCCTGTGTATGTAACCGCAATTGCCTCCTCTGGCACTAACTTGGTTTACGTTACTCCAACGGTTGACCAATCGTAAGGAAGAAAATGGCTGGCCCTAATAAGACCGTTGACCAGAACATTTTGCCTGTTCAGGCATTGTTCAATTTGGATAACACATTCAATACGTTTATCGGTCAGGGTCAGCCCTTTTATGCTTCTGTCAACCCCGTCCAATCGGGTCTGACAATAACAAATTCCACTATCAATAGCTCAGTTATTGGTGGTTCTGTCCCTGCTGCTGCTACTTTCACCACGATGGCTACGACATCGGGAACTGTGGCTAATACTCCAGCAAGCCCGACAGATATTGTTAATAAATCATATGTTGATATGGTGGCTCAAGGCTATCAGATCAAAGCTGAAGCCCAATGCGCTACAACGGTCAATATCACGCTTTCTGGCCTTCAAACAATTGATGGCTACACTACTCTAGCTGGCGACCGAGTTCTTGTTAAAAATCAGTCTAATCAAGCTAATAATGGCGTTTATGTCGCAGCTTCTGGCGCTTGGTCACGTTCAACTGATTGCGCTACTTACGCCTCGCTGGTTTCAGCATTTATCTTTATTCAAAACGGCTCAACTCAGCAAAATACTGGTTGGGCTTGCACGATTCCTACGTCTGGAACGCTTGGCACGACACCAATTACTTGGTCGCAGCTTGCCAGTTCTGTGGGTTATTTTGCTGGCACAGGGTTAACCCTTAGTTCTTACACGTTTAGCATTACCAACACAGGGGTGTCGGCTGGCTCTTACGGCTCTGCGTCTAGTGTTGGCACTTTTACTGTCAACGCACAGGGTCAGCTAACATCGGCTGGTTCTACCTCAATTAGTATTGCACCGAGCCAGATCAATGCGGCGATACCCAATAGTTCCTTGGCGAACTCTAGCGTTACGTTCAATGGTGTTAGCGTTGCTTTGGGTGGCAGCGGAACGATTACTGCCCAAACTCCCAACGCCCTTACTATTGGTACTGGATTATCTGGCGGCTCATTTAACGGGTCAGCAGCAGTAACAATTGCCAATACTGGCGTTCTTAGCTTCTCGGCTGGAACAACAGGGTTTACTCCTAGCACCGCTACAACTGGCGCTGTAACGCTTGGCGGCACACTTAACGTAGCTAACGGCGGCACAGGCGCTACTACGCTGACAGGCTATGTTTATGGCAATGGCACAGGGGCTTTTACGGCCTCTACAACCATTCCTACATCTGCCCTTACTGGCAACTTTGTCTCTACGTTTAGTGGCGGCACAACGGGTTTAACGCCTTCTTCTGCGACTGCTGGCGCTATTACGCTGTCCGGCACTCTGGCGGTTGCCAATGGCGGTACAGGCGTGACATCATCCAGCGGCGCTAATTCGGTTGTTCTGCGTGATTCAAATGGCAACGTGACCACTAATTGCTTGTTTGAAGGGTATACCACTCAAGCTGCAAGCGGAACAACGATTGTTCTAACAGCGGCATCGGTTCAAAATTGGGCTATTTCTGGCTCTGGTGGTCAGACGATCAAGCTGCCTGATGCCACAACTTTGCCAAATGGCGCTACGTTCACGTTTAATAACAATCAATCTAGCGGCACGATTGTTATTCAAAACAA